CCGATAAGTTGAAGATCATCTACGATGGCTTCGGCGGTGACCTGATCGGCTTCCAGACAGAGTACGAGGCGACGTTCGCAGACGAGGCGACGGCCTACTATACGTGGGACCTGATCGTCAACAACACCGACAATGAACTCCCGATCTGGCGCGAGTACAACTCGAACTACGAGCCAGAGGGGTTTATCTCCATCGGCGTTGACTTGGCTAAGGAGCGCGACCAGACGGTCTTTACTGTTGTCGAGCACCTTGATGACGGACGCAAGAAGGTTCTGTTCACAAGGGCAACGCAGGAAGATTACTCTGACCAGTTCGAGTACCTAAAGAACCTTATCATCGCCACGAAGGCGAACAGGGTAACTATCGACCAGACCGGCGTAGGCCAGACGTTCACCGAGGACGCTCGTCGTCTTCTGGCGACCTCGACTAACATCGAGGGTGTTGTCTTTACAAACGCCAAGAAGGAAAAGTGGGCGACGACGTTCAAGGGGCACCTGCAGACAGGTACCGTATCTTGGCCGAATATCCCCGATCTTCGAAGGCAAATCCACGGCATCAAGCGTACCAAGACGGAAGCCAACTTTTATAAGTTTTCCGGTAAGGACGCTGGTGGAGACGACTATTTCTGGTCGCTGATGCTTGCACTTTACGGAGAAGGCAGGGTTCCGCCCCGCATGTCCGTACTAGGATAATAGAGAGGGCCTAGAGCCATGAGCACACTGATCCCAGTGCGGTGCTCGTGCGGTACGCTGTTCGGCTACGAGCAGGATAACGGGGAGCGTATTGCTATCAAGCACCGCGACCTTTACCGCATCATCCGTGGCTCTGTAGAAGGTCCGTGCCGCAAGTGTGGTTCCACAATGAAGTGGGAACCTCGCAAGGTAACGGAGGACTAAGAGCCACATGGACACCCGCGACCTCGACCGTCTGGTAACAAAGACCGAACTCAATCCGTTTGTAAAGATCGCGCTGCGCAGACTCCGCAAGAATATCGAGGCGGGGCACGTCACAGGCTATACGATCACAAAGCACTCGTGGAGCGTTCGTGTCGCTGACCCGAAGGGGCTGTCCTGCACATGGACATTTACAATGAAGGATGAAAATGGCAGCAGCAACTAGAAACCGCAGAGTCGCGCGTGCGCAGATTACCGTACCGTCGCCCAAGTCAACGGCTAACTTCTCGATCCTTGGTCTTACCAAGGACGGAACTGAACTCGTCGTTGATCGTGCCCGTAAGTCAAAGTATCTGACCTACTACGAAATGTATAAGCAGCACCCAACGCTGCGTGCCGGTATCGAGAAGATTTCGAAGGTCGCTGTCGCTAACGGCTATAGGTTCACTCCTGCATCGCAGGACGAAGACGTTGCCAAGCCGAGAGTCGAAACCCTCAAGAAGTTCTTCCGGCTGAGCAACGGTAGCCAGTTGCTCCGCTCGACCTACCGCGACCTCCTGATCTACGGTGAGTCGTTCTGGTTGGTCATCCAAGACGGCTCCAACGCCGCCAACCCACTGAGCGCTCGTCGCCTCCATCCTATGTACATGGACGAGAAGATCGAGGGCGGGGAACTCGTCGGTTGGAGGTTTGGACCGATCAACGACAGCAGCGAGGCCGTTGAGTACAAGTCTTATCAGGTTGTCCAGTTCAAGTTTGACGACCCCGACAACGATATTCGCGGCCTGTCGCTTCTGGCATCGCTCGAACTGACGGTTGCATCCGACCTGTTTGCGATGAAGTTCAACGAGCGGTTCTTCGAGAACTCAGCGCACACTGGCGTCGTGTTCAACATGAAGAACTCGTCTCCTGAGGAAGTCGAGCGCAACCGGGTCTGGATGGACCAGAATTACGTCGGCACCGAGAACAGCCACAAGCCGCTGATCCTCGAAGGCGACATTGAAGTCAGCAAGTCTGTCTCATCTAGGGCAGAAATGCAGTTCGTTGAGGGCAGGAAGTTCAACCGCGAGGAAATCCTTTCGGTTCTTGACGTTGATCCGTCAAAGATCGGCATCAACGAGAACAGTAACCGTTCGGTTTCCAAGGAAGCCGACAACACGTTCCGTCAGGAAAACATTTCGCCGCTGCAGTTGATCGTTGAGGAAGAAATCAACAATCACCTGATTATGACCCTGTTCGGATGGGAAGACATTCTTTTCCGTCAGAACGACGCTTCTCGTCGTGACCAGTTGGACATGATGAAGTTGTACGCTGAGGCCGAGCGTCTTGGTGTCTTCTCTATCAACGAGGTTCGTGCAGAACTGGGCCTGCTGCCTATCGACGGTGGAGACGTTTACTTTGTCCAGACCGCAGCCGGTGCTATCCCGGTTGAGTGGCTTGACGATGTTGCACAAAGGCTGATCGCTCCCAACGGTCAGCCGATCACCGGTCAGGGAACAGAAAACCAGCCTCCTACAGCAGACCAGCCAACCGATCCAGTAGACGGCTCTGGGAAGCCAAAGCCGACTGGCTCTGAGGACCAAGGCGCAGAAGCCTAAGGGTAGACTATGACACAACCAGTATTCAAGTATACATTCCCAATCTCGAAGGCTGAGCAGCGTGCCGATGGTTACTATATTGTCGGTTACGCGTCTGGGCCTGAGGTTGACTCTGAGGGTGAGAGAATGTCAACTGAGGCAATTGCTCGGTTCGCTGAGCAAATCAACTCAACTGACGAAGACACCCGGCTCGTCTATCGTGACGCGCACGCGCCTGACGGAGTTCTCCGCGATCTTGGCGACATTACTAAGGCGTGGGTTACCGAAAAGTTCCACCTTGGCATCGAGGTCAAGTTGGACGAGGATAACCCTGCTTCGATGCATTTGTTCAAGAAGTTGAAGAAGGGCAAGCAGTACGGTATGTCCGTTGCTGGTCACGTCGTTGACTATGCGATGGAATATGTTTCCGAAGTCGGTAAGTCCGTACTCACCTATAAGAATGTCGTGCTCGATGAAATTTCGAACACGACTCGACCCGCTTGGTATCCGTCCTTCGGGACTGTGCTATCCAAGTCAATCAAGGATGCGTCCATCGACGCACCGTTGGGAGTTACCGTGGACGAAGACGAACTCCTTGACACTAGCGTCGAGGATACCGAAAAGTCTGATGAGTCCGTAGAGGACACTGAGGACACGACCCAGAAGGCAGATGAGTCTTCTGAGTCAACGGACGAGACGACCGAAAAGGCCGACGAGTCCGACGAGGACGACGTTGAGAAGTCGGGCCGCAGGTTTAGCAATGCTACATCTGCCAAGTTGCTCGACCTCTATAACGAAATGACGACTACGCTCACCGACCTCGGCGTTATCGCCGCACCGGAAGGTGAAGTAACCGACAGTGAGAAGTCGGCTTCTGCCGCAGAGGAAGACACCACCGAGAAGACGGATGCCACGGAGACGACGGTCGAAATGGTCACGAAGTCTGAACTCGATGAACTTGCCGCTGCGCTTGCGAAGGCAACCGAGCGCATCGCTGAACTTGAGGCTCGTCCAGCCACAGCCGTACCGGGCGTTATCACTGACGCTACGAAGAAGGCGGCTGAGGACGAACTGGCCGAGACTTTCGCAAAGGCTAGCCCATCAGAAAAGATGAGGCTCGCGTTCGCTGCCCGTACGGGCGGTAGGTAAACTGCCCCTGAGGCAGAGAAGGAACCAATAATGGACCAGATGACTATCCGCAAGGCCCTTGACCTTGCATCGACTGGCTCGTATCTTATTCCTGAAATCGTAGACAACGCGATTAGGGACTACGCTACGAAGGAGCCGGTTCTGGCTAACGTCGTGAACCGTATCCCTTGGGCTACGAACACCTACTTCATCCGTAGGCGTGACGCCCTCCCGACCGCTTCGTGGTCTACTGACGGTGGAGCCATCCCGGCTGCATCGCAGAGCACCTACAAGAAGGTCAGCAAGTCGGTAGCCTACCTCTACACCCGTGGAGAGGTCACCGGACCTATGCAGAAGGCAGCGGGCTCGCTGTATAACGCACTCTCGATGGAAGTCGAGGCTCACAGCCGCGCCCTCGTAGAGCAGTTGAGCACGGACATTGCTACGGCAACTGGTTCGTCCAACGACATTACTGGTATGCTCCACCAGATTGACACCGACGACTCGACCAACTGGGGTGCCACCGGCACCGGAGTTGTCTCGGGTGGTGCCGCAACTCTGTCGCTCGCAAAGATCGACGAGGCTATCGACGCCGCTCGCGGCGAGGTTGACCTCATCGTTACTTCGCGTGCGGTCCGCAGGAAGATCAACGCTCTCCTGCAGGCGCAGCAGCAGTTCGTGGACAGGACTGAGATTGCCGCTGGCTTCCGTGTCCTGACCTACGATGGGCTTCCTATCGTAACGGACCTCCACTGGGAGACGAACACGGACATTCTGTTCGTTCGTCGTGCGGACGCTAAGTTGCTCGTACATCAGGACTTCACGTACGAAGACCTTGCTCACACCAAGGACTCGACTGACTTCATGATCAAGGGCTACTTCGGTTTCGCTCTTGAGGGCCGTCCGGTCCACCTCAACAACTTCACCATCTAATCGTGGTGACGCTGTTGAGCGTCAGTAGATAGTTACGCGGGAGGGGTTGCTCTCGGGCGATCCCTCCTGCTACACTGAAAGGTAGCCGCTAGATGGCAGGTACAGTTAGACTCCTGAGCGTCAAGGGGCGCGCTCAACTGATCGAGAAGTTCTACTTCTACGACGGTGAAGTCC